CCAGCCAAGAACTTCCTATCCTCATTTTCTTTTTTCCTTATAGCCTTTAGGGTTATAAGCAATTCTTCTATACAAAGACTAGATTCTAGGTCATCGTAATTTTTCCAATGACCTAGAAGAAAAACTTCCGACTCAAGGGCAGCTAAGTCTAATTCGTCCCAACTAAGGCTGCCCCGAGGAGATTTGGGTCGTTAAGTTTTAAACCACCTGCCACCTCTAGGATCTTCATCATTGTAGGAATTTCTATAACCTCTTCAAACTTATCTTTATCTTTGCTAAGTTCGGGTTTAAGAGTTCTCATACAATGCATTGCTGCTTCAACAAAAATATCCATAACTTGATCTTCTGATTCAATTGACTCATCAGCAGTCTTACGAATAATTTCCATAAATTTTTTAATTTCTTTAATGGGTAATGGTTTAACTGTAATTGTTTCACCATTGGAAAGTTCTAATTCAATAATTTCATAAATTGGTGTAGGCAAAATTCCTCCTGTTTATCATATAAAATTATACCAATTTTTATGGTTAATACATAAAATAGTTAAGCCTCCCATAGGAGGCTTAACCGTCAATATTAAGTTTTTAAATTAGTTTGATCCCCAAACTCTGTCAATAACAACACCATATTCTGCACCTGCATATGAATCATCAGGTAAGCATCGGAATGTTACTGGGAAAACTGTTGCTGAGTCACGTTTAAGTGCATGTGCGGTGGTGTCAATGCTGACAACACGGCGAGCAATATAAACACGCTCCTTCTCACGAAGATTAGATGTATTTCCTGTAATTACAGAACCAGAAGATGTTACAGAGCGACCTTGCTGATAAGGAGCATTTCCTACCGCAGCAAAAGATCTTTCAACTGGAGCATCACCCAAGGCACCTGCAGCCATATTCAACGTAGCACCTTGCTCACCAGAAACTGGAGTGCTTTGTGCTAATGTTGTTGTTGTACTTCCGTCAGCGCTATAGTAAGAGTCCATTTGACCCCATGAAAGCTGAAGATTTTCTAAAGTTCCTTCTGTAAGTTCTGTAGTAAGAACAACTCTTAATGATTGCTTGAATAAACGAGCAGCATCAAGAAGTTGATCAACCATAACCTCACCATAATTTGGTTCATAGGAAATGTTAAGACCGTTATTGGTATAACCTACCTCTCTCCAATCATTGCTTGCAGAGAGCTTCTCTCTAGCGCCATCGCCTGTTGCTCCTCCAAAGAGGGTATTAAGGCTTGCGGATGACGTAGAAGGACGTGATGAGCCAGATCCATTGCTAATAAAAAGATCAGCTGCACCAACAAGAATATTTTTTACGCTTGTAGCCATATATTAATTTTTCACCTACCTTTACATTAATAAAGTTGGCAAACTTACTTCCTCAAGATTAATGTTACCATTAAAATCAAATAAAACAAAGATTTATTCAAATTTGCCAGTGAATAGATTGATATTTCTACTATATCCATACATTATGGATACCTCTCCAACCATGAATCCACCTTCGTGGTCAAATGCTTGTGTTGGAGTAGCATTTTCAATCATAAAATAATGATAATTAAAATTACTGCTTAATTCTTTATATAAGTTCATATCTGTTGCAGACTTATCAAATCTTCTAAATAAATCAATTAATAAATTGATTATTGAATGTATTTGAAGGGCATCAGTAGATATAACATTAAGAATAAGTATTTCTTCTGAAATCCACCAATTTTGTTGATATGGTCTTACGGACAAATCATAAGTAATGTACGGTTTTCCAGGGAGAAGGTTAGTAAATTCTGGAATTTGTTGAGCTGGAATAATTGGAACTAATGGATCAATAAATCCATTTGCATAATAGTCTTGTTCGTCAAAAATACCTGCGTTGGTTAATTCATCCCAAATTAAATTTCTGATTTCAAATAAAGCAGTTTTATTATAATCTGTCATTAAATTATTACCAGCCCTTCTGAATATCTTTCAGTAATATTAGCAATTGTTTTTCTTGCTTGAACAGGACCTTCTCCTGTTCTGTTTAAACAAGAAGCAACTTCTTGTTGTATTTTTTGAAAAATTCCTGATGCATCCATAACTGCATGAAAATTCTTCCTATACCATTCTAGCGCAAATTCTCTAAAAGCATTCCTTACCATACGTCCGCCAGGATTTAAAATTCTTATAACCTGACCTTCTGGTACAAATCTAATTCCCTGACTTCCTAAAAAAGCAATTGTTCTTTTTGTTTGAAATGTAATAGATTGTCCATTTTCCATTACTTCAGCTTTATTTCTAAAAATATGTTTTGCTACTACTGACTTTCCAGTCCTTCCTGGATTTTGAAGTTGTCTTGGAATGGGAACTGGTTTTCTAGATCTTTTCAATTCAGTAGAAATAACTAAAGTACCATTAGACACTTGTGCTCTTCTAATAAAAAACAATCTTCCGTTTGAAGATCCAATTTGATTCCATTCATAAATGTGATGGTATTTTTTTGGATTAATTTGAGCTCGTTTATCTAAAGCGGAAACAAATCTTTTTCCTGTAATTGTAAAAGATGCTTTTGCGAGTCCTTCTAAAGTTCTTGGTCTTGTAAGTTCTTGGATTCCAAAAAATTTATTATTTATTTCTGTCATTACTTGATTGACAGATGACTGATCAATTTTGAATCGTATCATTGTTCTGAACTGGAACCCTTTGCACAACTGATTCATAATAACTAACTTTACCGAATGGATCCAACACTGCATGTGAAGAAAAAACTTCAAAAAATGTATCAGGTTCATCAAATTTATCAATTTCAAAATAAACCTTTTGATTATTACTGGATCGTATATTTCCAATTCTCCAACGTCTACTTAGAGGTTTTAAAGTTTTAATTCTAAGCTGTATTCTTTCTTGATATCCAGGTTGTCCTGTTTCAAAGGCTTTATTACCTCCACGAGAATAAGAACTTGGAGAACTCAATGGTTCAATCTTACAAGAAATTGTTTCATTATAAATCCATTCACGATTAACAAAACCCGTATTTGGATCCTGAGTATTTTGTTGAATATAAATGTCAGACTTGACATTCATAATTGATGCAACAAAAGATATTGCTGATGTAGCCATTAAATCACCACAATACGAATGTTTCGATATAGATCGAGGATATTATCTACGGCAACATTTCCTGTACCATTGAATGCTCCTCCTGCCATATCGAATGAAATTTCACTAAGGTTGACTTTCTTAAGATATTTATTGCGCCAGTTATAATCATTTGTTAAAATATCACCAACAAGCATCATAGATGCAAGTTTGATATCTTCTGGAACATACTTATATCCAATTTTTCCTTGAAACCTATAACGAGAATTATTTCTAAATCTTCCGTAATAAAGAACTGCAGGATCTACTTGATTGTCATATCTTACATCCCAGCCAGGGTTAACTAACCTGACTGCTTTGTTTGTTTGAGTTAATTCTAATTTAAAACCAAATGTATTATAAGCAGGATCAACAGTATTATCAACAATAAGAATGTCGTTTTCCCATACTTTGTCAATATTTTGCATAACTTCAAGCAATTCAATAGCATCTGATCCACGACCAAACTCTTCTTGAGTTCCGTATCTTAATCCAAAATCTTGATTGGTATAACCAATAATAATTGTTCTAGCAATTTTTTCTGCTTTAATAATTTCACGAGCATCAACATAATTTAAATCTTGAGGCGTTGCTGCCCATCCATGATAATCATAAATATCATCAGCACTTGCATATGGGGTTTCTACCTTATAATAATCAATATGTGTAGTATCATATCCATCAAGAATATATGACCAAGTAACTTTTAATACTCGATTTAAAGCTGTTTCTGTTTCAGGATCTGCAATAAGGTAATAATTGCCTGTTGGATTACCGCTTCCATCTAATTTTGGAATAGATGTGCCACTAGATAATTCATCTTCAGTGTCAGCGTCAATTACAACAAATGTTGGAGTATTATCGGCTGGAACTAACCTGCCATCTTTAAATACTCCTAGTACGATTTGCTCTCTTGCTTCACGAACAAGCGTTTGCAATTATTACCCCTCCGATTAAGAGTAGAATTCTTGCGCTTCTCTTGGAGTTGCTAGTCTAAAACCTGCTTGAGTATCAAAAATTCTTTGTGCATCATCTTCAGACATTGCAACAAAAGGATGCTGTGCGGTAAATGTATAACCCATAGCTTGATATGAATGATTCATTCTATCCATTTTAACTAATACAGTGTTTTGCGACTTCAAGATTTCCTTCTCTTTCTTTTTATCAATTTTTACTTCTACTGTTTCAGCTCCTGCAAATTTAGCATAAGCTTCATATGTAACGCCTTCTTCTGAAAGCGCTGCAATTAATTCTTTTTTTGTTTTGACATTTTCAACATCAACACCAAAAGACTCTGCGAGACCCTTAAGTTCACTGATTTTCATTGTGTCAAAGGACATGTGACTTCCTCTCTTGTCTATTAAATTATACCAGAAAAGAGATAAGGAGGGGACTTAATCCCCTCCTTACCTGACATATACTAAAAATTAGTATGTGTATGTTGAGTTACCACCAGTCACATGTGCGCCATGTGTTGTAGAACCAAGTTCTCCACCAGCAGTACCAGCAACTTTAACGTTCTTAACGATAACATGTGCGTCATAGTTTTCAACTGCACAGCCAACACGGATAAAGAGAGTATACTCAATTGTATCCTTCTTGGGCTGGAACAGACGATAAACAACAACGTCACGCTTGATACCGATGATGAAGTTTTGTGGGAATGTCAAGTGAACATCACCATGAAGACCGCTAGCACCAGAATAATCTCCAGCACGAGTCTCATCCATCAAAGGAACGTTGATAACGGGAATACCGAATGCAAACGGAGTTGTAGTACCTGGACCACCATCGTTAGCAGCGACGTCACCACGGATAACACCAGAGGCGATATCGAATGGGTTGACGCTACCAGCGTTAGCAGTAAGATTGTACAAATAGTCCTGAACCAGATTCGATCCCGTGAAGAAGCGAAGTTGGTTACGACGTTGCTTATACTTACGAGGCATTGTCTTGATTGCTGCGTTAAACACATTCTTATCAAGACCTGCACCGTTACCATCAACAACGTGAGCATTATCAAGTGCAAGTTTGCGGAATCCAGCGAATGCTGAAAGCAGTCCCGAACCTGTTCCTGTACCGTTGATCAAAACGTCTTCGATATCATTACCAGCTTGGGTAGCCATAAGTCTTGCAATATGATCTTCAAGATCTGCACCTTCGATATTATCTTCCAGAGATTCAGACGAGAGTTCCCAATCAAGACGAAGCTTACGTGTTGTAAGCGAGACCTTGGAGAATGTTGCGCCAGCTGCTGTGAAGGTTGTTGAATTCTCGTTCTCATAGGTACCAGAAGCACCAACGAAGTCACGAGGATTATCCTCCTGAGCTACTGTCATAATTCTTTGACCAACGGAAACACGATCAATTTCTGTTGTATTGGAGCGCATACGAATTGTACGTGCTGCCTTTGCAAGAATTGTCGCATCCCACATATAATCAAGGAAACGATTTGCCTGATCTGGATACAGAAGACCATTACCACTGAGGGTAGCTGTGTCGTCTGAAGCGTTAACACCACCAGATCCGATATTTGTTGTATCAATTACTTTCTGTAAAAGCTCATTACTCATTTTTATATTTCACCTACCTTTCAATTAGAGGTTGCGTACACCGAGGAAGTGTCCTTGCCAAATGCTTTTTTGTATTTTTGTTTCTTCTGTAGATCCAGGAAGATCTCCAGACTTCTTTACTGCGGTTGCAGATTCATAATTTCCAACACGGGTATCAAGATAATCAATCTTGCCGTACATTTCAGAAATTGTCTTATTAATTGCATCATGCTTTTCTACCAATTCATCAATAGATTTCTTCATTTCCGCTCTGGTTTCCTCTACCATACGGTAAACATCTTGAACTGTAGCAGCGTGAGTTGCATAATTCTTTTCCATAGTTTCACCAAAGAAGTTTTTGAGGTCGGATACCATCTTTGTAAAATCAAGATCGTCTGCTTCAACTTCAGAAACGGTTACGGCTTTTTCAACTGCTTCGTTTGTAACTGTCTCTTCAACTTCTACTGGAGTTACTTCATCAGCCTGAGTAGCCGTAACTACCTCATGGCTTGTTTCTTCTGCCATGTTACCTCCTTTTGTGATTTTCTTCTTTTTACCCGCTTGATCTGGGTAAAGATTAATTGTTGAGTTTGAACTGATAACATCTTTTTCTGTTTTATCACAATCGCATAGTGTTTCTTGTTTCATGCAATCTGAACATACTTCGTTATCTGAATCATGTGTTGTAGCCTCATGGGTTGGGCCTGGCGCATCATCTTTTGTTAAATATGAATCCAACACTTTATTGATAGTATCAAACTTATCAGTATCAGAACCTTCAATCCATCCAATGTTTTCCATTGAATCTCCGCAAACTACACAATCTTTATTTGTATCTGCAGAACTTGAAGCAACCTGATCTTCCTTGCACCAAAAAACATTTTCTGTAACAACATCAGCAATCATTCCTTTTAAAATGCTTCCTGTATCTGTTTTTTGAATAGAAAAAATATTTGCCAGGGGATTTGCTGGCGAATCTACTAGACTCAGCTCATGCAAGTCATAATCGTGAATAACTCTACGATCTTCCCCTGACCCGTCTTCTGCTTTTTCAAACTTGGAATCTACAATATTGCCTCCAATAGAGAAACCAGTTAGCGTACCATCCAAAACTTTCTCCCAAGTATCGGGTGCGCCCTTTGAAATATAAGCATTGACGTAAACTCCATTATATTTCTTTCCAGTTGTTTTATCTAGAAAAGTATCATAATTAAAAGAAAGCATCTTACCAACAGCAATTGGTTGATGCATTTCACGAATGTTTCCACGGAATCTTTCAAAAGCTTTTTTGCTGGCATCAGCAGTAACAATATCGCCATGTCGGTCAATATTATCTAATGAAGCGAATCCTGAGACTGTTCTCTTTTCTCTATTAACCTTTGCAATTGGAAATGAAAGGTTCATGGAGTGTTCGCTATTTTGCCAATGCGCTTTTTGAATACTCATATCTAATTTAAATAATATCAACACTTGACGATAAATCAAAATAAAAGTGTGATATTATGCCTGTTTTCTTCCCTCTCCTTGTGGGTTTCTTGCTGTTCCCATTTTATCTGGGGCATTAACTTGTCGCTTTTGATCTCTGGCTCTTCTGCCTTTCATCTTAATTTCAGCAACTTGTTGTGGTTTTAATTCAAGAGGTTCATCTCCACCTTC